ACAGATGCCCCCTTTCTTTTGGGCTTTCTGTTTGCAAAGTCTAAGGTAATTACATTGCTTTTAACCTCTTTTTTAGGTGTTTCAGTAGTTTTATTTCTGTCTCTTGAAGCATAGAATAACTGACGATTTAAGCAATCTAAAACTTCTTCTTTGCCACGCTCTGAAAGTTTTGCAAACTTGGCTATGAGATAGTTAGGACTTTGAGCTATAGCCATTAAATCAAATTCCGTACTATTCATTATTTGTTGAATTTCTAAGTCTGTCATTAGAAAGCCCCTCCTTTCTCAGGAGAATTATCGCTTTCTAAGCTGTCGAAAAAACTTTGAGCATATCTACCTATGGAAGCTTTGCTAATACTTTCACCTTCGCTTTTTAAAAAATTAGAAATATCAGCATAGCTCATTCCATCTAATAGCATTTTCTTTACATCTTCAATATATGGTGATGTCTTAACCTTGAATTTGCCGTAGTCTCTCCTTGTCCTTCTCTTTTTATCAAGGTTGTTCTCAGCTTCGATTATTACCACTTTTAAACTACTACTTAGACCTATTTCGTCAATAAACTCATTGAGTATAGTAACGATTTTTTCTAAATACTTCTCATCAACGATAAGATTATTCATTTGCACGCCTCCTTGATTAACCCCGCGGAGTATGCTAAAATAACTTATAGCAATGCCCTTTGAGGTATTGTCGTTTTAAGGGAGTCCAGTTCTTGTTTGGCGACAGGTTGGACTTCCTTTTATTTTGCTTTTTTAATTTTCAATTCGATTTCAACTTTGAATTCTCCGTTTGAGTAAGCCTTCATAAAAGCTTCAAGAACATCATTCATTTTAACTTCATTCTCAACACAGCTAATTTTAAAGTCTTTTTGAATATCTTCATCTATCGTTGTTGTAAATGGTTTTCTTGCCACACACTCACCTCCTACTCTTATTCTACCACATTTATTTTATTTGTAAATATATTTTTTATTTTTAAAAATATATTATATGTTTCACGTGAAACATTTTTGACAAATATTTTGAGAATAAGAATAGGATAACGATAGATTTATTTATCTCTTAGAGCGTCCTCTAAGATAGATTGAATCTCTTTTGTATCTTCCTCACTAATACCAAGGAAAGGGCGTTCAGGAATTCTTATCGTTACTTGTTTCTTGGTAACCCATTTGTTACCGATTTTAAATTTCAATCCGTTCTTTGCTCTGGCTCTTATAGTTCTTGTATCACCGAATTGGTGAGTACGTGCATATATTGTATTTGTTCCGACTACTGCACTGCTTCCGTCAGACCTTGACCTAATGGAATTTTTAAGTCTTGCACTATCCGACAAGGTTACTCCACCTCGTTCCCTTGCTCTGATAGACTTTTTCCATTCCTTCCCTGAAGGCGATTTTTGGTCTTTAAATCTTTCTCTCGTAGTAGTCCTCAAACTCTCTGCTATTGCTTGGTTAATGCCTTTAAAATTAGTATTTTCCATGCGTTTCAGAGTTTTTGTCAGTCTACTAATATCACCCTCTAATCTTATGCTATACATAATGCACCCCCTCGCTATTATTCGCATATCGTTTTTAATAGCGTTAGCACGCGTTATAACAGGTGTAAATTTGATTTTAAGTATTTCTATACTGCTTAGTATATAAAATTAAAATACAGAGTATTTTAGAGCTTATCTACCATATTTTTTAACTTCTTCTTCCGTCAGTCCCAATAAATCACTCACGCTGTTTTTATTCTTGGAAATACTTCTACCGTTGCTATAGTCATCATCCTTTAAATATTTAAGTTCTCCTGTTGGGACTACTGGCAATGCCTGCTCAACAAACTTTTTAAAGCTGTCAATATCCTTTAATGCAAGTTGTTCCGCCCATTGTCTTTGGAATGGAGCTATTTTACCACTGCTTAGAGCCATTTGTATAAGGTTGTCGCATTCCTTCTTGTATGCACCATTTACAAACATTCTAAAACCTTCCACATCATCAATACATCTTTGCATTGCCCAATCCTTTTGACTCTCTGTTATTTGTCCTATGGATAGAGCCATCTGCACAAGCTCCTGACTTTCTGATTGAGCTTTCTCAAGTCTCAGCTTATTGGCTACTATCTCACTTTCTGTCTTGTCTTTCTTTAAGTCCTTGATAGCCTTTAATATTTCCTCTATGGTTGCATCTTTCTTTAGTCCCAACTCAACAGCAACCGTAAAAAGTTTCTCTGACATTTCCGTTGTTTTGTTTAAGTCATCAGCTTTCTTGGTTTCCTCTAATCCGTCCATGTTTTCAACTCCTTCAATGGTATTGTTCATACTGTTTATAATCGCCTCCATACCGTCTATGGCAGGGGTATTTGTGAGAGCAACCGAGTGAAGCGTTACGGCTTTTTTATCCGTCTTGGTGACTAACACAACAGGGGAGAGGTATCTATATTCTTTGTTCTGTAGGTACTCTTTTGCCTTTTGTGTCCATTCAACCTTTGCATATATACCGTCACTCTTTAAAATTAAATCTTTTATCCAACCGCCTGCAGGAGCTTGCACGTCTTTTAATGTTTGATGTTCATAATCCACCACTAAATCTATGTTTCTGTTCTTAAATTGATTTTTCATGGAGTAGTAGGAATTTTCATCAACATAGAAGTCACCTTTTTGAGACTTTACAAAACCTAAAGGCAGTATCTTAATTTCATCAGGAACACCCTTTATATGAATGTTATTGGCAATGACCAATAAATTATTTTTCAATTGTTTTCACCCTCTCATTTCTTTTTTAGGAATAAGGAGCATCTAAAGAAAAATACTCCTTATTCATTTTCAATCAATTCTAAACTGATACAATAATTTTATATCAGTTATTCCACAACTTCTCCTGTAGAGCCATAAGCCAACTGCCATAATCCATATCCTGCATTGCAACGGGTATCAACACCGTATATGTATTGTTTATTAAAAAATACATTGTCGTCATTATCTTTATCCAGTGATACAAATTTGGGTTTCTCTCTGTTTTGGAATACCAAAGGCTTTATTGCTCTTTTGGTACATAGTAAATACCATTGGTCAGGGTAGTCTGCAAGCTCAGGCACAACCAAAAGCTCACAGGTATCTTTATTAACGTTGGTACTTCCTGCAATAGTTTCAGAAAAGAGTATTTGTCTTGCCACAGCTTCATTCTGAGGAGCTACAACAAGCAAATCAGGAACAACCTTTAATGATTTACCATTATCACCTTTAATAGTCATCATTTGTGCTCTTGCCTCTGTATAGGTAGTTGCACTTAGTTTCTTAGTACCTTTGTTGCTCTGAGAAGTTTTACTATCCAGTGGATGGTCTTCTGAAAAGAAGGTTTTACCATCATAGCACTTGTTTTCAAATCCCTGTCCCAATAGCGTAAATACAAGCTCGTCAGGGTGTCTCCTTACCATTTGAGCCATGTCCTGAATTAGAGGCTTATACACGCCGATTTTATCGTCTGCTATGTCATTTCTGTTGACCGCAATTGTTAGCTCAAAGTCTTTGTTCTTAATGGTGTAAGTATGAGCACTCAAGTTTTGAATTTGCCTGTCTCCAATCCATTCTCTCATACTTGGAATTTGTCCAAACCAAGCATAATTTTCATCACTGCTTGCAGAAGGTACTTCCATAGCAACCTTTAAATAATTCTGTTCTGTTTCCTCAAGGGTCTTGTTAAAGATTGCATTAAAATTGATAAATAGGTCTTTTAAATTCTGTTGATTGATTATCATTTACTTTTCCTCCTTATTTTCACATATTATTCTTATCCATCTTTCGGATAATTTGTACTTCTCCATTAACTCTTGATAACTGCATCCTTTTTTATATTCCTGCCTTATTAAATTGTCTCTAACCTCCCTTATAAGATAGTCAGACTTTGGAATATATGCAGTTGTACCGCCATACTTTTCAACAAACTCATATAGATTTTCTGAGCCGACTATTTTAGCCCATTCGTTGTATGGATGTGGTATTAAATCAGGAGTTAGCTGTGCTTTTAATTCGTTCTTTAAAGCCTCTCTCAACGCTTTCAA